GTGTAGCAACAAACTCTGGCTTCCAGACCTTGTATCCGTACAGGCAAGACACATCGAACATTGCCTTGTTATAGCCCTTGTAGGCTGCAACTTCGAATACCATACCAGAAACAGGGTCCTGAACAGTCAGTCGATCAACTGCTGCGTCACCACCAGCAGGCTGTGCCAGAGGTCGCATACCGATCTCTACCGCAGCGCGATGGAAAGCAATGTTTGCAGTGTAATCAGACACTACGGTAATGGCTGTGTTATCAGCAACATCTGCTCGGAGTCCGGGCTCTTGCAATACAAGATCGTTACCAGCCAGTGCGGTCTTGACAACATACTTATTGGTGTCACCAGCAAAAGTAATAACGTCTCCGGCCAAGATTGTTCCAGTTCCAGTGTCGACTGTAACAGTTGTATCACCAGCAGAAAGAGCGCCGTTTACAAGATAGCTTGCGCCAGTGCCCGCAGTGTGAGACGCGATTTGCGCAGACTCTTTAATCATCAAGCCTTGCAGATCAAGCAAAGTACCCTGACGCAGAAGGTCAGCATTACCGGCTTGGTTTACGCTGCTCAGTGAAGCAAGTTGACGCAGGTTAGTACCAGCTGCGCTGTTCATAACGATAGTTGCGTTGCCATCGTTGCTAGGCATGCCGTTATCTACAAGGATTTGGCGAACTTCGGCAACTTCAGAGAAGTTAGAGCCAAACGGAGTAGTTCCAGCAGTACCAAAGGCACGAGAAGCGTTATCAGCAACATTAGCAGCAACTTGACTTTCAATTTGATTAGTAATTGCGCGCATCGCTTGACGAACTTGATCACCATAAATTGTTTCAAAGCCAGCTCCGTTATTAACGTGCTTGATATCTTCGCCTGTCCAAGGAATCTGAACGCTCGCTGTAGTAGACAGAGACATAGTCTTGTTATCTACAGTTTGGTCAGTACCCTCAGGAATAGTCATTGAAGGAGTAACAGTTGTTACTGTAGCAGCACGAGTTGCAAAAGAGCGAATGGTATCGCCTTGCGCTGCGCGCTCAGTAGCATCAGAGTTAATTGTGGCAGAAGGAATAACACCTACAAGTTCGCGGCCAACAATGTCGGCGGCCTTGTAAATGTCTGCCGCCAGATCGGTCAGGACATTAGCCATAACAGTTTTACCTCAGTTTAGTCATCGATAATTTTACCGCCCTTGCTGACAAAACTTGCGCGTTGGGCATGGTTCATAAGGTCAAAATCTGACCTCTTGATTACATTGGCAGAAGCCCCGCTTCCGTCATTACCACCAGTGCGCCCCGCGCCGTTGGCTTTTGTGCCTACAATCAGCGGAGCAAACGCTGCGCTGTTCTGGAATTCTGTTTTGAGTTCAGCAACAGTCATCGCTGATGGTGCGCCATTTTCATCTAGCACTACCGTTACAGGATTACCATCGCGAATCTCAGTCTTTAATCGTTTCTCAATGTGCGGCAATAAAACATTAGCCGACCCTTGAATCGCAATATCATGTGCGATCTGGTTGGCGGTTTGTCCGCTAGTTAATTTTACAATCGTATTACTTAAACTACTTAATTCGGTATTTAGCTCTTGCTCTCGCTGATTAAATTTCTCTTGCCAGCTTCGATCAAGTGCCTCTGTATCGTTGCCTTTCTTAGCAGCTTCCAATCGAGCCTTTTCCGCTTCCTCGGCGGCGAGTTTAGCCTTCTGTGCAGCTTGCTTTTTCTCCCGCAGTAATTCATCGACTTTATTTTTCAGTCCGGTTAGGTCTTCTTTTTCAGGTTCGGGTAACCCAGTTACCTTCAACTGATAACCATCATCAGTCTGCTCGTAAAGTCCTTGTACTGCTTCGTCTAAGTCCTCGATACTTTCAACTTTAAAATCAATCATAATCACCCCGTGATAAAATCAGCCCTGCTGATATTTGTGAATTGTAGCCCTTAATACATTCTTGTCAACTAATCAAGCCCCGCTAGCTCGAAAGCCACAGGCTCTAGTTCTTTCATTTCATCAAGCGTCATTGGCTCGAAATTTTTATTTAACTGCAACTCTGCAAAACGCTCTGCTGTTAAATTGCCATCGCGAAATAGCGCAGCCCTTGATTTGCCTAAAACACTAACTTGAAAATCTTCTGGTTGACGTTTTAACCAACTGTAATAGGTTTCTTCAGCGTCTACTTGTCTAACCTTGCCAGATGGGTCTCTCGATGACCTTGTTGCGCCATCCATTAAAAAACTAAACCTATCATCTAACACGCTAACTGTTTGGCTACGACAGCCAACGTGCGCAGGTGGCCTCGGGCCTTTGTCAGTAGGGAAAACACGACCATCTAATGATCTGCAAAGTGTTGACGTCCTGCTATCTAATGTAGATATCCAACGTACGCCTTTTATGATGTCTTTGTTGTTATTCCAGACCTCTTGCCTTGCTTGCTGTGCTGAGTGCTGTAACGCAGTGCGTACCATCATCCCAAGGCCTTTGCTGTTACGAGCTAATATACCGTCACGATACTTGTTAGCCCTAGTGCCTCTAATGTTTTGCAATATTTGATTAGTAGACGCGCCCTCGTAATACCCTGCGTTTATTGCGCCAGTAATCTCTTTAATTTGTCGATTAGTGACATCTTTGAGAAAAGGTTTTAACAAATCACCTTGATTAACACCGCCAATAGCTAAAGGCGTATTGAATACTGCTGCCCTTAGTTGAGCGACAGTTGGTATAGCCCACTCGTAATTAACAACCTTACCTAAACTCTTTAGCTCAAAGTCGCGCTCGTATTTAGCTAGGTTCAAAGCATCTGCAGCAATTGCGCTGTTTAACTCGCCGGTAATGACAGTCAAATCAGCGCGTATGCTTTTCAGTAATCGATTTAATCTATTTTGAGTAAAAGATGTTAAGTCTTTACCCGCAAGGCGCGCGCTAATATCCCGCTCAATTCGTTTTAGGAAATCAGCAGTTTTATTAACATCGCCGGTTTTAAGCCTCTCTAAATAGACTTGATGGCGCGTAGCAAACTCTATTAACTCAGGCGGCGTTGTCGGCATCTTCGTCAAAATCCGGCATGGCTTGGATACCTACTTCCTCTGAGTATTCGTCAAACGATTTATCGGGCGAGACAAAACCATGTTTTTTCTGCCAATCGAATAAATCGCTTATCGGCAAAACGCCTTGCAAGAAACTAGCCACGACTGCATTAAGCATCATGTGGTCAGTTTGTGGCTGCACGAATTGCTGATTCACCTCGAATTGCGCAACATCTGGATCGCCGCCCATAAAATCAGTAGCAATCTCTAATGCCTTTGTGTATGCGAGAGTCAGATTATAAGCGATCAATGATAAAACGCTGTGCTGCGTAGCCATTTCGTTGCCTACTTGCATCGCTGTTTTATTAGCAGTACCCATCTCCATTAGGTTTGCGCCCATAGCAATCATCATTGACACTTTATCTTTCATTGCCTCTTTGGCTAATTGATTAGGCTCTGCTTGCGCAAAATCAAAACGCTCACCGGACGGTACGCCTAACAGCCTGCCGCTGCCAATATACATGTGAGCAGCTTTCATAGCGTCTACGTTTTCTTGCGTTAAACCAGACATCCATGGCTGCACTTGACCAACAGTAAATACGCTGTCCTCGTAAATTGCAGAGTTGTTGTAATGTCCAACGTTTATTTTAGATAAGTCATATAACGGCGGGTGATCGATCTCGAATGTATTAGCCTCCGAGCCAACAAACACAAAAGGCAAATAATCTAAAGTGTTGCCAGTGCTGTCAGTTGGAATAGTCTCTTTGTGTATATACCACTCGTTACGCTGATTCTGGCGATAAACGCGCTGCACATAGACATTTTCTTCAAGGTCTAGGCAAATATACTCATCAATCTCATCAAATCCAAAGCCGTCCTCGTGCATTTCTGCAGCTTTGGTGGCTAACACAATTTTGACAGGTATGACTTTAGGACCGCGTTGCTCAACTTGCCAATTAATGATTTGCTGCGCTTTGTAGCGTGTAATTGTTGCAAAGACTTTGCCCGAGATTAAGTCAGCACGGCTGATCTCGCCATCTGTCTCTGGAAAGTCGATAAGTAAACCGGCGCGACCATTACGCAATACATCGCGAAACACTTCCTGCGCTTGCTGATAAATATTTTGACCTGCGCCATCAATGTTTTCTTTAACATAATCAAGCTCTGGTGGAACTTCGCATGTTGGCGTTTTTTGAAATGCTTTGCCGACAAGCCCACGCGATGTGTAGCCCGCGATCGCATAAAATACACTGCGTTTGAAGAACTGGTCCCTGCGTTGAACCATCTCCTCGCTTGTGTCCTCGGGATTCAATTTAAGTATGTAATCTTTTAAATTCTCAGCATCACAAATGTCATCGACCAGTTTCCACTTATCATGACACTTAACATATTGCGGGTGTTGGAAGTCAATACTCATCTTGCCATTCCTATATTCGTGACCACAACAGGTCTGCCCAGCGACCATTTGCGGTGTAAGAAATAACCTACGCTGTCGACCCAGTCATCTATTGCAGGATGTTCACTAAACTTTTCCGGTTGACCTGCTTTATCGTAGCCCTGCGACTCTAAAGCGTCAGTCAAGTTTTGGCATGTATCTGTGTTTATAAGCCATCGATCATGCGACAGCAGCCCATTTACAGCATTAATGCGATCTCGGACCGCAGGGTTAGCTTTTGGGTAGTCTACAGAGTAGCCGGCACTGCGTATTATATCAATATCTGACGATGTTGCATTAGTGCTACCAGCTTTACCACTCGCATCAGGGTAAACAGTTATCTTTCTACCGTCTAACTCAAACGCTGCAAGCCGATTGCAAAAGTCTCTTGTATCATGACTTATGATCTCCGCAACGCTTATTGGTTGATTGTTTTCGATTACGTTTACAACTGAACAGCAGCCGCCAATATTAAAATCAATGCTAACGTGTAAATATTTATCGCTGTCTTTTAACTCGCGCTGCGTATGATGTTTCCTGCGATCAA